GACTGGAAAGACCACCAATATACACAATATCTTGAGTAATTGGTTCTTTAACTCCTACTAAATTCCATTGATTTTCATGAGCATATTCTTTATCAGTAACAGTAGCGCCAACTTTTGTATCTAATTTTTGAATTACATATCTGAAATAACTATAATAATTACCGGAATATGGGTATGTAGTAGTATTTATTGTATATTTTTTCAATGGTGAGTAATTTGCTGCTGTCCCAATATCAACGACATCAAGTGCATACCATATTGAACCATCATTTGAACCTAATATTACATATTGAACAGGAAGTCTGCTATCAGTGAAACGTGAACGTGCACTATAACTTGTTAACCGCATATTATAAGGGGTGCTTATTTGAATCCATTCACCGCTAGCTGTTGCAGTTGTTGCACCAGTTGTATAATACGTTGTTGAAAATGTATTTACAGCAGACCCGCCGCCTTGATAAACTCCGCCAACCGCATAAGAATTACGAGTATAATCCAATGAATATTCTGTTATAGACGCGTATCCAACAATATTTGCTCCTCCACCCCACCAATTAGTGTATGCAAAACTATTTATCATTGCGGTCCCGCCTCTGAACACTTCGTATGGTTTTGCAACTTCAACCGGTGAAGCGTTTGGATTATAATAATATGAACTAGATGTCACGTCATACCTACCTGCATATTTATCAAGATTCACGCCATATGGAACATTTACGTAATAATCAGTGAAATATGATTTTATTGGACTATCTGCCCCGCCAATATAAATAATTTCATCTATAAACATTTTTGGATACCCTGTCATGGGCGTGATTGGATGAAATGTATATCCAGTCCAATTTGTAATTGTTTGTCCATTTCGCGTAAATGATAATGTATGAGACCCAGGACCAGTATTTTGGCCATATAATATTCTGATTGGGTAATATTGTCCATTTTCAAGGGATATAGAACCAGATCCATTACTTCCAACATACGAATAAACTAACCGGTTTGATGTTGTATATCCACTTATGGCATAGTCACCTATCCATAAATAGGTTTCATCGTCTGTATTAAAATTAAATGTAAATGTCCCCGTGAAATCTGCCTTGAAGTAACCAGAATATAATATTGAAAAAAGGTTATTAACTCCTTCAGCAGTAGGAATTGCAAAGCTCAATGTAGAAGATACCTCGGTCATAGAACCAATATTTGCAACATAATCTATCCCACTCCAGGATCCGTTATATATAGGATTATTTTGAACAAAATCTACAACATTACCATGATAACCTGCTTTTGTATATTGCGCAAATAATTTTGGAGCATATAAATTATCATTGGTATTGGCATTTTTCTTTATAAAAACTGCTGGTATACCAATGAGAGTAGAACTATTCGGCTTTGCTGAATATAAATAACTCGTTAAATTCGTAATTGTTGTTCCATTTCTCGTAACTGATAGTGAAAACGCAGGATTGGTATAAGCTGTCCTTTTTCCCCAGGTTATTCTTATTGGATAATATTTCCCATTTATCAAATTAATAGTTTGGGTTGATGCTATATTATCACCTGTATCAGTTAATAATGTATTATTTTTTTCATTGGTAATAGCTGTATCTCCTATCCACAACATACCAAAATTAAGAGTATTTAATGAAAATGTCCAAGTTCCAGTAAAATCTGCCTTGAAATACCCTGTCCATTGACAATGATATATTGTAGCGCTGGTATTTAACGTTGCTGCTGTATAACTAGCATTAATTTTTTTGGCTAACGGTAATACAGCATTTGTTAATGAGTCTAAATTGGTTATATTACAAGTCCCGTCAATCGTGTTTACTATAAAATAACTAGGAAAACCCTCATAATATCCAGTATCATCCCAAGTTATTTCTCCATATAATCCAGTATTTTCATATAAAGTATCATTGAATGAGAATTTATCAATGTCTAATATTTTTGACACAATACCAGAACCTATTGTGTTAAATGAATTCATGGTTATTTATATATATTACATAATATAATGCAATAAATATAACAAAATAGTGTTGTTTATAAAAACAACATTATTCAAAGTTTGTAAATGTAGTTGGTTGTTTATGCAAGTTTGATACCACCAACTAAACCTGTGCCTAAACCAAATCCGGCACCACCTCTCATGGATGATCCCATGGATGGAACAAATGTATCTAAAATACTGAATGAGGCGGCGGCGATTAATGCGATGATAAGGATTTCATCAACAGCAAGGGCTTTACGTGGAACAATCATTGCAACTACGGCAACGGCAAGACCTTCAATAAGATACTTAACAATACGTTTTACTAATTCGGCTAAATCAAATGTCATGGCGACTATATAATATTACTAATAAAAAAAATATTAGATTATTAATAAAATTAATATATTAAATTAAAAAAATACTTAAACATATTTTTTGCTAAATAATATTATGGCCAACTTTGAAAGAAAGAACTTGGATAATGGAAAACCAAATCCAAAATATATTGATTTATGTGACGAGGATACTCCAATCGCTGGACAAAAATTCGCTTGCATGTCATTCATTTCTCCTGAAAAGATATTGAAAAAACGCGAATTATTCATGTTTGAACATTTTCTAAAACAATGGGAGTTTACTAAATCTATGGCTAAATTCTTTGATTTCATTCATTTTTTATCCTATAAATATAATTTGAATGTAGAGGATGTTATAAATGATTTCAATGAATTTTCAAAAGAAGAGGAAAGTAAGCTAAAGGAATCATCTATTGATGATGATTTTAATAATTTCATGGATAAAAATGAGGATCGTTTATCAACCCAATTCCAACGTGAAAATGCATTCCAGACATCAGTCCGTGGATTAAAAGTAAGAGGTGTATTTTCAAATCAAGAAGAAGCTGAAATGAATTGCAAAAAACTTCGTGAATATGATCCAAATCATGATATTTTTGTAGGACCAGTTGGTATCTGGATTCCGTGGGACCCAGATGCTTACAAAACAGGTCGTGTTGAATTTATGGAAGAAGAATTAAATAAATTACATCAAGAAAAAATTAAAAATGAAGCCAAAGCAAAACAAGAATTTGAACAACGTATTAAGGATACTAAAAAGAAGGCTATTGAAGAAAATATCAAATTAGCAGAAAAATCCGGAAACGTATTAACACAAACTATGGACGAACAGGGTAATTTGATTGGGGTTCGCGAAACTGTTAATTTTGAAGAGCGTGAAGCTGCTGACGTAGAAACAACAAATATTCGTAATGAAATGTTACGTGAGTCAAAAATGAAACAGCAAGAAACAAAGGAAGCTGAAATGGATAATGCTCAACGTGCGGATAGTATCCAAGTAGAAATGGATAATGAATAAATAATGTTATTTTTCTCTATTTGATAAAGTCAAATAGAGAAATAGTTTCAAAGTGGAAGTGTTTCCTCAATATTTTGTATTTTGTATCATTTTTCTTTCCGATCGGTGTAATAAACATGAAAAAATTATCATTATAAATTAAAGTAATCAATGCTTCAAATGCATCATCATATATTTTCATATACAAAAAATTTTATGTAGTTTCTTACCATTTTGATTTTTTAACATTTATTGCGGGACCACTATTTTTCTTTTTTGATTTACTGGGGTCATATGCTTCATCTTCATCATCGGAACCCATATTTTTAGAAATTTCCCAGAATTCTTTGGAACCTAGTTTGAAATCCGGTCGCCCTTCGGCTTTATACCAAAATATTTGGTCTTGTAATTTATTGGATTTTGCATTATTATTTATTACTAAACATTCATAGTTCTCAGTAGTTTGATCCATGACTGAATTAAATGATTCCAATGTGGGGAACATGGATGCATAATTTTCCCATATTCTTTTGCGGTTTGTCATATAAGGTTCTCTTAAAATAAATACATAATCTATATTTGTTCTCAAATTGGGTGGAATACCTAATGGATATTGCATTGTTATAATAAGCATCACTTTCCAGTGACGGCCGTTCATAAAAAGTAAACGCATCATTTTATCACGAGTCCATGTCTGATCATATAAACAATCATCTAATATAACAAATGCACGCGGATCTATAGTAGTTCTTTTATAGGTTTCAATTTCTTTATTTACTTGTTTTAACACGGTTTTTTGACGACGTAATATGTTCTCAATTAATACTGTATTATATTCATCGTGAATAAATAATTTTGGAACATGACTTGCATAAAAACCGTTTCCTGCTTCTGTTCCAGATATGACTGTTCCAATTGGGATATCTTGATGATGATATAATAAATCTCTTACCAAATACGATTTACCAGTATCACGACGACCAATCATAACAATGACCGGACCTTTATTTTCATCCGGTTTGAAAGTGATTGCTCTCATATCAAATTTCTTTAATTCTAACGTCATACTTTTCCTAAATAATTTAATGTATAGATATAAATTAATTGTATAAAACACAACGTATATGCGAAAATACGATATAAAGATCTTTCTTTTAGTAAGAATAAGTTAAAATACTCTTGTTTTAATATTCATGAGTAAATATACAGAAACTATTATGACAGATTTAGGAAATTCAGAAAAATTATTTCATATCAATTTTTGTAAAAAAAAAGAAATTGATTTAGAAGAATTGGGAAAACAATATGTTTCCAATCAAGTAGACAATGACAATGACTATAAACCATTTTCAATTTCTAAATTTCAAAATTATAATCCCATTTATAATCTTTATTTTGAAATGGACGAAACAAATTATAATCGTATTTCATTGAATTCAAAATATCAATTTAAAAATTTACAAGAAGTAGAATGTTTAGAAACAAATACTCTCCATAAGAAAAATGTATTCATCAAGTTCTCGCCTCTTTTAGACCCAATACGATATATGATTGGTAAATATGATCAATTAGACAAAGATTATGTTCTTCCTACCATCGTTGATGATGATTTGTGTTTTTCTAAATTCAAAGGCCACAACAATATGGCATATACAGACTGTTTTTTTAGTTTTTTAAGTAGTCAATTATTAAATCATCATGGATTTGTGCATGGTATTGATTTTTATGGGTCATTTTTAGGTATTCAAGAAAAATTCAAAGCCAACGTTACGGATGATTTAGAATATTTAAATGGTTCCAAATTTTTTAATGAAAATGTAGGAGTTTTGTTTTCAATTACTTATAATGAGAATGAAGAAAAAATGAGTTTTGGTTCTCGTCGTAACCGAAAAAAAATAGCCATTTCATCATTATCTAATCCTCATAATTTATCCGCCATTTCGTTGGGGGCTGATATTTTAGATGATTCTAATATTTCCAGTAAAGAAGAAAAAGAATCGGACGGCGAATTGGTTTATAAAAATAATTCAAACAAAAATTCTATATCGTCATCATCGTCAGCTTCTTCTGATAAAAGTGAATTGAATTATACAAGTGATGAAGAAGAAGACGATGATGATGATAATGCAAGCTATACTACATGTAGTAGTAGCGAGACTTCGGGTGGTTCCAGTGAAGATGATGAAGATTTTGAAGAAGAAATATATGCATATGTTTCAAAATTCCCAATACAAATGATTTGTTTAGAAAAATGTGATGGAACTATTGATGATCTTTTTGAAAATAACGTTCTAGACGAAAAACAATCAGCAAGTGCAATGTTTCAAATTGTAATTACATTAGCCGTTTACCAGAAAGCATTTCATTTTACACACAATGATTTACATACAAATAATATCATGTACATCAATACGGATATTGAATTTTTATATTACAAATTGAATAATAAATATTATAAAGTTCCTACCTATGGAAGAATATACAAAATTATTGATTTTGGAAGAAGTATTTATAAATATCAAGGTAAAACATTATGTAGTGATAGTTTCGCCACCGGAGGCGACGCTGCTACTCAATATAATTGCGAACCATTTATGAATGAAAATAAACCGCGATTGGACCCCAATATGAGTTTTGATTTATGTAGATTAGGTTGCTCTATATATGATTTTGTAATTGATGATGATTACAATCCTAAAAAATTAGATGATTTCCAAAAAATGATTGTTCGTTGGTGTATGGACGACAATGATAAAAATGTGTTGTATAAATCAAATGGTGATGAACGCTATCCAAATTTTAAATTATATAAAATGATTGCACGAACGGTTCATAAACATATACCACATGAACAATTCGCCCTTCCGCTATTTTCACAATTTGAAATTACTGATGTAGAAAATCAAACTATTATAAACATTGATAAAATACCATCTTATGCTTAGAAGAAAATATAGTTTTATATTATAATGAAAAATAAAACTATAAAAAATAAAAACAAGAAAAACAAGAAACGGAATAAAACAAAGCATGTTAGATTTTCAAAAAAATTAGAAAATTATCAAACTGAATCATCCTATAATCCTATTAAAATACCGGATACATCAAAGTGTGCAGAACCTGCAATAGAAATAAAAAAAGCATTAGTTTCTAATATTTTACTAAAAAATTGAAATACAATTTAGCATATTTAGCAT